AACATAACTTTTATTTTTAATATAATCAGGGTTTAATTCAGAACCTGTTTCATTTGCAAATTTTATTGTGTCTTCTAAATCTATTTGCTGTCTTCTATTATTCGCAGCTGTGTCTAATTTTTTATAACTATCTACTATATCTTTTGGGACTTTATTAACTGAAGCATCCACTCTACCTATCCATCCTGCAGGTGAACCTAAAGTAAAACCACCGAGTAAAGCATAAGCAATATCATTTGGATTTTTATATGGATCTAATGCTACAAGACCCGCTTCTATTGCTGCGTTTTCTCCACCTACAATAACACCAAACTTAATGGCTCTTTTTAATCTATCAATTTTTGTAGGTAAAGTTGCATAAGCTCCATAACCACCAAGAGGTAAAGTTAATACAGATAAGGCTATTGCAGGAGCATCAGCAACTGCAGCTATAGCTCTTGCACCAAAACCTCTCCATCCAAGTTTTGCAATTTCTTGTTCTGTTTCTAATCTTTCTTTAACTTGTTTTTCAATATCAAAAAAATGTTCTTCACTTTTTGCATCGTAAAAAGCATCTCTTACATATTCAGGATATTTATTAATAGATTCAACCATTTCTCTTGTTGGTTCAAAATATAAATTTATTATAAAGAGAAACTCCTAAATTATCTATTTGAAAAGATTTTTTTATTGCTTCTAATCCAGTAAATTTAGATTCTAACTCTCCTCTTTGTTTTTGTATAAAATATTCTACATCAGTTGGAACAACTGTTGATGGTCTTTTAATTCCAAGTAAATCTGTTGTAAATTTAATGTCATCATTTTTTTCTTCAAGAGGATTAACAGGATTTATATTTAAATTTTCGCTTGACATATTATGGTATTAAAGTGGACATGGTTTCATATTCTTGATTAAGCAATTTTCTGCTATTATAATTTCTTATCCATTCTTCATATTGTTCGTCTTTTCCATAAACATAAATAAATTTTTGAACTTCGGTAGGAAAAAATGTTAAATCATTTAACAGCTCAGTATTAACAGCAGTAGGTTTTCCATCTACAAATTTAAGTGCTGTATTTATTCTGGTTGGTGAAATTGTAATTACATTATTTGTTGATCTGTCTTTAAGTTGAAAAGCTTGTAATTCTCCAGTTGATCCAAATAAAAAATAATCAGGATATATATCTTTTTTTCTTATGGCATTTTTATTTATAATTCCCATGTCCCATATTTTATCTATAAATATTTTTATAGAAGCATCATGGTATTCTGGAAGTTTATTAGATTTTGGCATGATATTTCCAAAGCTATCTAATTTATAATTATTTTCCACAAACTTAACAGCTTCTGCTATCTCTGTTTTTCCATCTCCTTTATTATTAGAAGTCGCTATCATTAAAGAATTAGCATAATTTTTAACTAAATTTCTTGCAGATGTTGCATTATTTAAATCATCAAATATACCTGGAAAGTCTATTTTTTGTACTGCAGCAATAATTTGTTTATCATCTGCTTTAAAGGTTCTGTAATTTTCAGGATTATTTTGAAAGTCTGTTTCACTGGCATACGCTTGATCGAATGTTAATTTTTTTACTCTCATATTAAATGAAATTCTTGAATAAGAATCTACAGTCTTTTGACTTAAATTATATACAGAGCCTAAAGATGGTAATGACCTTGTAGCACCAAAATTTTCATAAATTTTAAGTCCTGCAAGCGTTGATGATTTATTAGCAACTGTTGAAAAATTTGCACCTGTTTGTAATTGTTCTTTATATATAGGAACAGCAATATTATTTTCTACAGACTTTTCTGTAATTTGTAATCCTGAATATTTAAATTCTCCTTTTTCATTTTTTTCTAAAGATAATTCATTTAAAGCCTTTTCACCATCTTTTTGAGTAATGGGTTTTCCATTAATATTAACTATACCTGCTCCTTTGACAGTTGAGAAAGTTCCATTTAAAATAGCTCCTTTAACAACACTTGTTGATTGATATTCTTTAAAACCTTTATCAACTTTTGCTGTTAATTCTAATCTCTTCTTTACATCTAAATATGGAGTATCTTTTGATTTTAATAAATTTCTTGCTTGAAAATAATTACGATTATTAATTAATTTATTTACATCTGTTTCTAATAAAAAAGTTTTTACTTTTTGTTGATCTTCTTTTATTTGCACATCTGATTTTCCAATATCTTGACCAAATTTAGTTTCATTTTCAAAAATTTGATCTACTATGTTTTTTTTTCCTTCTGTATCAGACATGGGTAGTTCAAAATATTCTCCATAAAGAATATTGTTTTTATTATCTTTTGTTGTTTCAATATCTTTTTCTAAAGAATTTCTACTATTTTTTCTAATTTTATTTTCTAATTTTAATAAAGTAAGATCTATTTTTGAAGAGTAAAGCCTTTGTGTATTTTTGTCTTTTATATTTGATAAGGCAATAGTTTTTTCTTTTTGTGTTTCAGATCTAAAAGTTAATAAATTTTCTTCTTCATTACTATTGTTTTTTAATTTATCTGAAAAGATATCTAAGTTACTTGCAGTTTTTAATATTGCTTTATCTGCATCATTTCTTTGTTGTATATCTTTTTTCTTTTCATAGTAAGCAACTTCTTTTTGAATAATAGGTTCTAATCTAGCGAATGGAGAATCTGCTGCAGTTAATTGAATATTTGATCTTACAGATGGAGCTTGTGTTGTCATTTGTGTTCTTCTTATTCTATTATCAAAAGTAGGTATTTTCGGCATTATTCTCCAAACCCTCCCCCAGTAACTCCACCAGTATATTCAAATCCTGAACTTCCTGTTGAATCACTTGCAGAAGTATTGTTAGCTCCTCTTAATAAAGAAGTTCCTGCTTTTAAATAATATGCAGTAGCTGCAGCACGACCTTTTTGTCTTGCAAGACTACCTTGTATTCTGGCAAAATTTGCTTTTTCAATAGCTTGTGATTGAGCTACTTGAGAATTATATTTCATAACATTCTTTTCTTTTTCAGCTTGTTCTGCATTATATCTTAAAACATTTAATCCTGTACCTGAAAGAACTGCTCCAGATTTTAATATTCCTACTCTTGTTTCTCCTTGAAGTTTTTGTACTTCCTGGTCAAATCTTGCTAAATCAAATTCAAGTCTTTTTTCTAAAACTTCTTTTTCTTGTTCTGCTATTTGTGCATTTCTTTCCTGAACTTGTTGATTATATTTACCCATAGCAGAAGCTTGTCTTGCTGCTGCGACCGATGATACAACTGCCATTGCTGCTGCTGCTTGAAAAGCCATTTAAAATATCCTCGCATATCTGTATTGATGTGAGCCATCAAAACCATAGTGTTTCATTAGACCTTCATTTTCTAATCCTAACCATTCTGCAAATCTTATACCTTTACCAAAGTCTGATCTTACAGCGGTCTGAACTCTTTTAATATTATATTTTTTTGCAACTTTGGCAAAATCTTTTTTAATTGCACGAGCAACTGATAATGGATGATTCCAAACATCTTGTGTTGCAATCACCCAACCCTCGGCTACCCCTTGCCAGAGCATTTTCATACCAGCAGCAAAGATTGGTTTCTTACCAATGATACCTGTAAAAGATAAATGATCCTCCACTAGGTTCATAGCATCGCCTTCAAATTTAGCATCCTTATCCATTAACGCATGGTTCATTTGACATGATAGTATAAATCTTCCATGTTCAGCAGTGTAAGGTACTATATGTAGTGTATTATCCATCATTTGTTTGCAATCTAGGATATAACGATAAAAGAGTTAAAGGTAAAGGTTGAGTTTGTCTTACAAACACAAAACCATCTGTTTCATAGTTACCTCTAAATTCTACTTCCTTATCTCCTGTAAATACTGGTAAAGCATTATCCATATCATTTGCAGATGATCTGAATGGTATGCGTTCCATATTATTTAAATCTGGTCCAACTTCTATTCCAACTGTTTCAAACATTCTTATGGTAATGTCGTATATTCTTTTTGTTTTACCTTGAGATGTTCCATTTTGAGAACCTGCATCTAGTCTCATTGTTGTGAGCAAAGAAGTATAAGCTAATCCTATTTTAACTTCTGTTGCAGAACGATCTAAAGTTACCGCACCTGAACTCACAGTCTTGTCAGGATGTGTTGCACCATTGGTTAATATTGAAACAGTTTGTCCTTCAAGATGATCAAGTCCAGATATACTGGTTGCTGCAGATCCTGAATAAGTTAATTGACTATCTAAAAAATTAAAAGATGTATTATCTGTTTCATCAAAATCAAAAGTATTTAAAACTTCTACGTATCTTTTTGTTGCTCCATTGATTGTTCTTTTTACAATAACATAAACTTCATACTCTGTATCATCGGTTGGGATCACTGCTACGCTTTCGCATACGGCTTTACCTTCATTAGTCTTTGCTAATCTAGTCGCATCATCTAAAGATGTAATTGTTAAAAATCCTATAGATATTGGTGTTGTCTCTGTAATCGTAACCACATTACTACTCACTGTTGCCGTAAAATTTGAATCAGCATCTATTAATGTTTTTAAATTTGTTGCTGTTTGAAACTTACCAGATACATCAGTCGTAGAAGATGTGAATGTAACTTGAGTTCCATCTGCTTTTGTTAAAATAATTCTTGTTCCATTTGCTATGTTTGCATAATCAGTCACTGTAATGGTAGCACTACCAAATCTGCCACCAAAGATATGTCTATGCCAAGCTGTAACCTTTTGTTCTCTTTGATAAGTTAGTGCAATAAGTTCACCATCGTTTCTTGTTGCGTACATAATTTGATTAGGTTCTTGTTGATATGCCATTTGAGTTAGTCCACCTTCTGTAACGTGTTCTGCAAGGATCGTCATATCAGGTGCAATATAACCATCTACATCAAAGTTATAAGCAAGTTCTCTAATCTTTCTTTTTGCACGTTGAAGGAATAAAGTTGCGTTACCAACTGCAATCGCATCTACGTTTGCTGCACCATGATTGGATTGTTTTTTGATAAGTATATTAGTCGGTGTTATTGCAGAGTCAGTTCCACCTCCACTTACTACGAACTCACCACCTGCTGTACCAATAATTAAGGTTCTGGTCGCAGTCATAAATCTTATGGCATTTACTTGGTTAGATGCAATCGTATAAATAATAGCATCGCTGTCTGCTATTGTTCCTCCAATATTTGCATCCATGTTTTCATAATCACCTGACTTTGAGAAAAAAATAGTTTGAGGTTGTTGAGAAGTTCCTGCAAAAACTAATCGTTGTTCAAAAAAAGTAACGCAAGAAGGATGACCTGTAGTATCTGAGAAAGCTCCTAGCTGCCAATTTGCTGTAGCACTTGCACCTGTAAGAGCTGTGATAATTGTTATGGTTGCGTTTGTTGTGTCTGCAACAGCAGTTATTTTTGCATAACCTCCATTTAAAAAAACAAATCTTCCAACATCTGTTGCAAGAAAACCTGAGCCACTATTGATACCTGTTACTGCAGAAGCAACTAAAGCTATTCCTGTACCTACTGCTGACTGTCCAGGATTTAAAGTTGTTGTTGTTGTGTTAGGATCTTGCATTGGACCTTTTGTAAAATCAACATCTGATAAAGTCCAAGCAGTGTGTGAGGTTCTAGATAATTTTTCTACTTCGTGATTGGGGTGGCAAATATACATGACGTCTGCTGATTGTGCAAACTTTAGATCAAACAACTCAGCTTCTAGATAAGGTGTAGACACTTCAACTGCAGAACCACTATCTAATACTTGTCCTTTGTCTTTGTAGATTCTGATGTATTGATTTCCAAACTCAAGCATATAAGTTTGTGTTGTAGAAAATTCAAAAGGAACAAGTCTTGTTTTTTTTGAACTATCTTTTACTTCTGAAATAAATGTTGTGCCTGGTCTACGAGTAGCTGATCCATGAGGATAAACAACAAAATTTTCTAAAGTCTTACACGCTGTTGTATATTTAGCTATGTCATTACGACCATCTAATCTTGGTGAAAATTCTCCACCTGTAAAGTTTGTAAGCTGTGCGGCTACTCTTGCCATGTATTAGAACCTTGAATTGATAAATGTACTTGCATCCATTACATCTGCCATACCTTTATCGGGTTGAGTATTTTGACCTTCTGTACTATCTACAAATCTTGCTTCTCTTAATTTATCTCTAAGAAGATTATACATATTGGCAGTTAAAGGATTAGATGATGTAATCGCATAAGCAATGTCAGCAGCTAGTGCAGCTGATAATGTTTCTCTTAACAATTCATCATATTCATTTGGATCTTCTATTCTTCCAATGTATAAAATTTTTAATGAAGAATTATCTGTTAATATTTTTCTACCTTCTACTTTGTAATCTGAGTCGTAATCAAGAATGGTAAGCAGTCGTAAACAATCTGCAGGTAAGGTATATTGTTTGGTAAATCCCCATGCAGGTGTTGCTGTATCTGCTGCAAGTTGAACTCGTTTTTGTAAACAATTCCAAGGGTGAGATCTAAATATTGAATCTCGTACTTGAGTGAATCTTGCATTACATAATCTCGCATTCTTAGAATCTTCTGTCAATGAAAGGATTGTAGATGCTCCCAGTTGATTTAAAGCTCCGTTACAAATGTCTACTACTGATGCCATATTGTTGCCATATCTCCTGTTGCGTTAGACCTTGTTCATTTGTCTTTTGCTTGTTTCTACTATTAATATCTTTTTCTTCAATAATTTCAACTAAAGCGTATCTATAAACTCTAGTATCGTCTTGCCATTGAAAATGCAATAACTGTTTAGGCTTATCATATAAACCAAGGTTTCTTGGATCAAAATCATTTTTGGTCATCTTTTAATATATATTTACGTCTTAATTTTCTAGGGTGTGTGAGTTGTTGATATATTTCATCTGTAGTTCTGCAGGGTTTAAGATTAAAACCATGATGATGTTTTGATGTATGCTCAAAACGATCTACTAAAACATATCTATAAATGTAATTATTTTTTTTTATATGTATGAACGTTTCTAGTTTTTCTGTCTTCTTCATAAGAAAAGTGGGGGAGATAACCCCCCCACTTAATTGTGATTAGTTTATTACGTATGTAATATTCCAAGACATAGTTCCAGCAGTACCACCATCTGCTGCCATTGTAGCAGCGATGTAGTAGTAACCACCTGGATCTGAACTGTCTCCAGCTAATTCATACATTTTTTGACCTGCTGTGTTTATGTTTGCAGCTTCAAATCTAACGTCTGCCATAGCAGCAGCATCAGCTACCGCAGTTGCGAAAACGTCTTCATCTTTGACTGCACCAGCAGTAGTATAAATTCCAACATTGAATGTACACGATCCACCTAATGTGTCTGACCCAATAAATAATTGAGGCACAGAAGCATTACTTGGTATCGGTGCTAACATTACAATATCGTTATTATCACTGTCACCAGCGGCAAGTTCAACAGTTCCTTGAGCTACACGAAGTACACCATGTAATTCTGCAGCGTTATTTGGAACCTGTGGAGTAGCTTCGAAATTTGCTACTAAATCAGTATTTTTAGTTCCCATATTTCTATCCTCCTATTACGATTCTGTACATTGAACTTCCACTACTTTGTCTTCTTCCATTCTTGTTGCTCCGAAAGATGCACAGTAGTAAACTTGAGTAGCATAACCTTTGTCAGCTCTCTCGTCTATTCTAGCAGTAACGTCTTTGCCTACAGCAAGTGCGATACCATCTTGTGCATAAGCGATACAAGATCTGGTAGTTCCAGATAGTGATAGTCTGTTTGATACAATAAAATTAAAACCAAGAAACGAGTTGATTTCACCATTTGCCAATGCTTTGACAGTGTTAAAATCTGAACTTGTTACTTCAGTTGTCCCTAATAAATCAGTGATTTGTTTCGGTCCTACAATAATAAATCTTGGAATTGAAGGATCAACACTATTTAAATCAAGAGTCTGTTTTGCAGTTCTTAAT